CGGTTGGCCTCGACTCGTGGAGGTCCAAAAAGGCAGTAACGAAGGTAACCATTGTTTTTGAGCGTTTCAAATGTGTAAGTAATGTCCAAACGCAATACAATGTGGGAATTCGTGGACAAGGTTGTGTACATTAATCTCGACAAGCGGACGGATCGCGACGCACATATTCGCACGGTGCTTGCACAGTTTGGTGACAAGGTAACGCGAATGAGTGCGATCGAGACGAACCCGGGGTTCATTGGGTGCCTGCAGAGTCATATTGCTGTACTGAAAGCGGCGAAGCATCACGGATGGAAGAATGTCCTTGTAATGGAGGACGACGTGGAGTGGAATGAATTCCAAACAGGATATGCGATCGTGGAGCGACTCGCGGCGTCGCACTACAATGTCATTCATCTCGGTCCATCCGCTGCGAAGATTGTTCCCGGGACATATCAACTTCTGGATGGACAGACTACGTCGTCGTATCTTGTGAACGGCCACTACATCGATACTCTCTTGGCATGTTACGTAGCAGCCCTTCCTCCGTTGAAGCAGACGCTTGACGAATGTACGTATGGTTCAGACCAGTGCTGGAAGAGGCTAATGAGGGAGGGTGGATGGTTTGCCCCAACCCCAGCTCTCATGTACCAACGCCCCGACCATAGCGATATCCGCGGCCGTTTCCAGGACCATCGCGAATATTGGACTCTCTCACTTTCATAAGTAACGACTCACACAAATATGGCACCTCTAACCGTCAATATCATGGGTGGACTCGGAAACCAGTTGTTTCAGCTTGCGGCTCTCCTTCACATTGCGAGGAAGACACAACGGACTCCGTATATTCAGTCTCTTGCGAACCCATCCACACATTCGTCGGTGCCGTACTTTGATACGATCTTTGAACTGTTTCGCAATCTACACTCGACGGTGAAGCCCACGATCCGAATCACAGAGCCATCTCTCGCATATGCGAATTGGGCTCCATTATTGCGAATGGCACTCAACCCAGAAATCAGTGGATACTTCCAGGACTGGCGATACGTTGACCCAGACTTTGTTCCTCGGTTGCGGTTCTCTGGGAATGTTCTGTACCGGTACCCAACCGTTAACTCCAGTGTTTTCCTCCACATTCGCGGCGGAGATTACGTTGGGAATCCGGGTCACGACATTGGTCTTGACGGATACTACCAACGTGCCATCGCCCACTTTCCAGATGCTCACTTTCTTCTCGTGACGAACGATCTCGAGTATGCAATGTCTCGCCCGTGCCTGGTTGGACTCAAGTATACGCTTGTCATGGAGTCCGAGCTTGACACGCTCTACGTCATGAGTCAGTGCAGCGGAGGAATCTGTGCGAATTCGAGCTTCTCGTGGTGGGGGGCCTATCTGAATCCACACCGAAAAATCGTCATGCCTGACCGGTGGTATAGAGACCCGAGCTACGCAACAGAGGGGTATTACTTTCCGGGCGTTATCAAATGTCAAGTGTAACCACCTTTGACGGAGGAGGCGGCGGCGTAGTACCGGCAGCACGATGGAGAAGCACCTCGTCCCAGAACTCACGGAGAGCTGGGAGATGACGCGGCAACCACGTCGTGTCCTTGGGAAGGAACTCCTTCTTCGTGGACAACAGACGCCAATAGATGTACTGCGGTTCGCGATCCGTGACCGTTGGCACCCAGTCAGAGAGTGCCATCTCCATCGGCTTGTAATCAACTGTCTGGTCGTCAAAGACTGCGAAGACTCCCTTGGTGTCAGAAAGGCTCATCCACTCTGACGAGAAGATCTGCTTGAAGCGAAACTCTACATACTCACACTCGTCAATGCCCGTGCACTCCATCTGCATCTGCATCTGGTGCACGTAGGCATCCGGAATCCCATCCGACGGGGGACGCGAAATCGGACACTTGAACTCGACCAACCGGCCGCGGCGGCGGATATCCTTCGGGTCATTGGGGAAGATGATACCGTCGGGAGACGCACCCAAGAAGGTGTGAATGGGATGCTGGACGCAGGAGACATCCACGATGGAACAATTCGTCTCGGCCTCGTACATGGCCTTGGCAATCGGCTCAAAGCGTGTTCCCCAAATCAGCGCGGAGATTGGATGACTGCCCGTTGGCTGAGGCGGTTCAAGCTTGCGTAGCACCAAGGCTCTCCGCGTCTCACCGCCCGCAAAGACACCCGACACCTCCGAGGCCGTCACCATCTCGCCTCGCTTAGCATGCCAGGCCGATGTCCGTTGGTCATTCATTCCGTAGACGCGAATGGTTCGCCGCACACATCGGTCACGCACCCACATGTGTCCGAGGTCGCCCTTCATCGCCTCTTCCACTGCGGCAAAGACACGACGCCGGGCCTGCGTATAACTAACGGTAGGTGCGAGAAGTGTGATCAACATGATAAGCGGCTTCAGGCGGTTCTTCAAATGAGTATACGGTGGGTCCTTCAGCCATTCAGTTACGACAGCCTCCATGCGTTTATTACTGCGTCACGCCGGAAAACTCATTTTCAGTGCTGGAACACAGAATCGATATGGAGACGATTCAGAGCAAAGACCAGTGGGTTCTTCACCGTCTCGAGAAGTTCTACGCAGACCCCGAGAACTTTCGCCGTGTGGAGGAGGTACTGACGGGTAAGTCAAGGTTGAGCCTGCGGTTGTTGGATTGGTTTGTTACCAATTATTCAAAGAAGTACAATGTCTCGTTCATGGCTAAGTCGAACCATCACGTCATTGTGTACTTGGTCTACAAGTCTCACCTCAAGGCGTATAACAAAAAGATGTTTGACCCGTTCTGCCGATGGAAGCGGATCCAGTTCCGCGGGCTGGATACTACAGTGGGGCAGCTGAACTTTTTCGAGTGGGCCATTCAGGATGAGGTCCTCGATTACCTGGATGCCCATTACGACGAGATTCATGCGGATATGGAGGAGTGTTCGCATGTAATTCAGCCCAAGGACTCTGAGCGTCGGAAGCGTCACGAGCTGAGTCGGTCTGCCACCAAGTCTGTCCGCATCCACGATGTCCCGGTCAAGGTTACGTTTGATTGAGTTGGCTCAACTCTCGCGAGGTAACAATGTTCTCCGTTATCGACCGGTCCGTTGTCTACGATGTAGACACGGATATCACGGAACACGATATCAACATTGTCTCTGACCTGTGGACCATGGCCGGGCGTCAGGTCTATCGCGGAGCACGAGACCCGAAGTATACCCACGCGAATGTATACTGGTTCTACGACCCCACTGACCTAGACCGGGTGGGTGTGTCCGAACACGCACTTGATAAGCCCAGCACTGTCCACCTGTTGTGGTACAAGGACAATGCCTTTGGCACGCTTCTCCAGGAAGACGGATGGACGGAGGGCGAGACAATCTGGACGGAAATGCCGACCCATGCGTACGAGCAGTGTCTGTCCGAGGGATGGACGACGCCCACACGTCTTCTCGAGCGATGCCTCCGTGGGTCTATGCGGGTTGTTACGCTCGACATGCTTCTTGAGCGACCCATTGTGCATAGCTGTACCAAGTGTGGTCGCACATCCATGTCCCCATTTCCATGTGGCGTAGCCGCACCGATTGACTACCCCGAAAAGGAAAAAGTGTTTTTCATTGACGACCGAATGGTTGTCTACACCGCCCCTAAGGGCTCTTCCGTGTGGTCACTGCTTGACTTTACTGAACCGCCTGTGCCTTCCGAGCCTTCTTTGGACCCGCCGGAGCCTGAGCTGGTGCAGGTGCTGGAGGAGGAGTCGGTGCCCGAGTAACCTCCTCATTCGTCTCCTCATCAAGCTCCTCATCCGGGAACGCACTCGCCACCGGCATGTTGAGTGCCGCCGGCTTGTCCTCCGGGTCATCCTCAGGCTCCTTGATGTCGGCGAAGGCCGCCTTGGCACCGACGCGCGACGGCGGGAACACCTTGGCCAGAACAACGCGCCACGTGACACCGAAGCCCGTGCCCGTGACATAGACGCTCGGGGCCAGAACCATGCGACCCTCGATGCGCTTAGCGAAGACCTGCTCGAGATTGTCCTCAGTGAGAGCAATCGCGTTACCCTTCTCATCAACCGCGTCCATTCCAACCTGGCCGTCCCAGATTGAAATCTTCATGCGGAGAGACGGCGGATACTTGCCGTTCGGAACCCACTCACCATTGACCTTCTCAACACTCGGCGTGAGAATCGGCTTCATGGTCTCGCGGAGAACCGCCTCTGACTTGGCCTTACCGAACCACTTGCCAGAGTTCAGCATCGCATGCTGAATGAGCTTCTCCTGGAAATCCAGGCAGAAGTTGTAGAAGGCACCGATATCGGAACCATCCGTGCTGCGATCCTTGGCGTAGGAATCACAGCCCTTGAGAGAGGCCAGGAGACTGTAGTTACGCTTACCGGACTGCTCGTCCGTGCGAACCACAACACCGGCAGGGTAGTAGATGCGAGGAATGCGGACCTGAAGAGACTGACCATTGTACTTGATCGGAACGGTCTTGCCACCAGCCTTGTTCGCGCGGATGTCGCCGATGCTGACGCGGGAGATGTCCAGGTTCTCGGAAGGGATGATTGCAGTGGTGGCCATTTTGAATTGTGTGAGCTAGACTGCCCTCGATGGCATCGGATTCGTTTTCCGCACACGTTTCCAGTTTTCAAGAATGTATACATTGAAGACAATGCAACAGTGTGCTGCACTGCGGAATAAGAGGTCAAAGGACCAGTGTGGGTCCACCGCATTACTTGGCCACCGAGTCTGTGGAGTTCATGCGAGATGTAAGACCGTCCACTACTGGGCTGACGCACACAAGGAGAAGATTCTTCGCTTCACCAAGGTCCAGGCCTTGTATCGTGCGTGGCGAGTGAGGAAGTTGTTGTCTCTCGCGGGACCCGGTGTGCTTCGGCGGGGAACGTGCGTGAATGACGAGGACTTGGCCACATTCGAAGACAAGACTAAACAAGCACCCTTTGACTATTTTGGGTTGCAGGAGGGAGACAAGGTATGGTGGTTTGATTTCGCAACTGCATGGGAATGGTTCACGCGAACTGTGTCTCCCACG